ATCGTGGCCGAGGTCAACAACGGGGGCGACCTCGTGACCTCGACGATCCGCGCGGTGGATCCTCGGGCCAACGTCCGGGCCGTCCGTGCCTCACGTGGCAAGGTGACACGGGCCGAGCCGGTGTCGGCCCTCGCCGAGCGCGGGTTGATCCACCACGTCGGCGAGTTCCGACACCTTGAGGATCAGTTGACCCAATGGGATCCGGTCCACTCCCGCAAATCCCCCGACCGCTTGGACGCCCTCGTGTGGGCGATCCACGATCTCGCACTCTCCGACAAACGGGCCGGGCCGCTCCGGGTCTATATGTGATCGACATGAAAGACAACAAACCAACACTCCGCGCCGACTCATACGCCAACGCGATCACCGGTCTGGCAACCCCGGCCGACAAGTCCTTGGGCGGCTTCCATTATCGCCGCCACGATCTCGGCGTCGAACAGCTCAATTCGATCTACGAACAGGACGCGATCGCGGCCCGCATTGTGGACCGTGTTGTGGACGACTCGATCCGCGAGGGGTTCCGCGTAGCCGGCCCCGACGCGGCGGCGTTTGACTTTGGATCGATCGACTCGGAGATCGAGGACTTGGACGCGCTCAACATCGTGGCCGACGGGTGGAGGTGGTCGAGACTTTACGGCGGAGCGCTCTTGATCTTGGTAGTCAACGACGGCCAAACGATGGATCAACCGCTCAACCTCGAAACGGCTACGCGGTTGAGTTCGATCCAAGTCGTCGAGGCCCCCTATGTTTTGCCGGCGGGGTACAATCCCGGGCTCGGGGCGCGGGCGTTCCGCAACCCCGAGCACTACGATATCACCGTGCCTTTCGGGTCGGCGAAACTCCGCCGCGTCCACCGTTCGAGGACGATCAGGATCGACGGGCTCAAGGTTTCGCCCACTCGCATGATCGCAAAAAACGGGTGGGGGCCGTCGGTGATCGATCGGGTCTACACCGAGATCTCCCAACTCGGCGAAGTCATGGGCTACTGCCGATCGATCATGCACGATATATCAATCCAGGTCTACAAGTTGGACGGGTTCAGGGATCAACTTTGCGGTTCGGCACAGTCACAGGCCGAGATGAGGCAGATCCTCGAAACGATCCGTTTCAGCGTGGACAACCTCCACGTCTTGGCCCTCGACTCGGCCGATGAATACTCGGAGGTTTCGCGCAACGTCTCGGGCCTCAAGGAGTTGACCGACAAATTCGTGGACGCCCTTGTGAGATCAACCGACATGCCCCGGACGATCCTCCTCGGCGAACAACCGGGCGGCCTTAACGCCTCGTCGGATTCGGAGATCCGCGCGTGGTTCGACCACGTCGCCAGTCAACAAAAACAGATCCTCGCGCCGGTGATTTCCCGAGTCATGGAGATCCTCTTGGCCGTTCGATCCAACCGGGGCGAGGATGTCCCCGAGGAGTGGACGATCGAGTTCCCACCGCTATGGCAACCCACCGCGGACGAGAGATCACAGACCTATCTTCGACAAGCACAAGCCGATCAGATCTATTTTTTAAACGGCGTCCTTTCGGCCGACGAGATCCGCGCGCGCCTCGTGTCCGAGGGGATGATCGAGGCGATCGAGATGCCCGAGGACGACGGGGGGGACGTTGGCACCTAAGCCCCAAGCCGTCGCGGGGTTGAATCAACCCGACCCCGTCCGCCTCGTGGACGACCTCGCGAGGAAATACCAGGCGATGAACCGGGCGGCCTTGCGCGTCGCACTGTCCGACGTCCTCCCCGCCGCCGAGTCCAAGGACCGGGGGAGACTCGCGGCGGCGCTTGAGAAGATGCAAAACGCCACCAACGACGCCCTACCCGACGACAAGATCGAGAGAGAGGCGCGCAAGTCGGGCGATCAGATCAACGCCAACCACCGCCGGTTGTTTTTCATCGCCGCCGCGATGGTTATGCGAACCAAGGTGATCGGGACCGACGCCCCGGGCGAGGAGTTGGGGATGGAAGAGATCACGACGATCACCCCCATGGCGATCGGGCCGTCCCAAGCGATCGGGCCGAGGGGGATCGGCAAGACGGCGCGGGTGTTTCAGCCGCCCCCGGGCGGTCGGCGAGTCTTGGCAACCCCTCGCCGGGTGATCCCCCGGATCAACTTTGAGCCCGAGATCTTGGCCGATCAATTTGTCGAGCAAAACATCCGATATATCTCCACCCTTCGCGATGGTGTCGCCGAGGCGGTCGGCGATCAAGTTGTCCGCGAGGTGGTCTTGGGCGAGGGCGACCCCGACAAACTCGCCAAGAGGTTGGCCGCCGAGTGGAGGAAAAAGGGCGTACCCGGCAAGATCCCGACGCGCCGACTCAAGGCCAACGGCGAACCCGTGTTTTATTCTTTGGATTCTCACTCGCGAATGATCGCCCACGATCAGATCTCCAAACTTAACGCCGGACTAAACCGCGCGAGGCAAACCGCCGCGGGGATCGAGTCGTTCGTGTGGGAGACGCAAAAGGACAACCGGGTGAGGCCCGCCCACCGTGCCCTACAAGGTCGAAAGTTCACATGGTCCGAGGGGTGGAACGGTGTCTACCCGGGCGAGCCCGTGGCGTGTCGGTGTTGGGCCAAGGCGGTGACCGACGCCCGGCAGATGATCCCCCACTTCATTAACGTGGACGACCCCGAACACCGGGGGACCGTGTTCTCGGAGCGAGGCCGCAAGGGCGCGCAACAACTCAACCCGGGGCCGGGGGCGATGCTGTGATCTCGATCTCGATCCTCGGCCGATCCTTGTCTCGGCGCTTGATCGCGTAGACCTCCAAGACTTGGCCGTCGTCGGCCAAGACTCCCGAGTGTTGGAGGGCGTCGAGGATCCCTTTGATCGGCCCGTCCACGTCGCCCCATGGGAGGCCGTCGGCGGGTCCGGTGCGGGTTAGCTTGCGAAAATAGATCGCGATCGTGACCGACACCGGGCCGACGAATCGCCACCCGTCCGAGGCGTCGGCCGCCGACGTCGCGACCACGGCGCGCGCGTGGGAATACTTCGCCGAGAGATAGGTGATCGGCTTGCCGTCCCGCGTCTTGCCTCGCCTCCAAGCCGCGTTGATCCTCAAGTGCGCGGGGTCGATCTCGGTGGTGAATTTCAAAACAGCCGACCCTGTCCGGTGGCCTCGGGCTTGGGTTCGTAGTCCTCGATCCCGACCGTCTCGATCTCCACCCCCGCGACGGTGTGGCCGATCCGGTCACGGGCGATCCCGGCGAACTCCTCGGACATCTCGAACCCGACGAAATCAAAACCCAACCCCACGGCCGCCACTCCGGTGGACCCCGACCCCGTGAACGGGTCGAGGACCACGCCACCCGGCGGGGTGATCAGTTTCACAAGCCACTCCATCAACCCGCGAGGCTTGACCGTGGGGTGAATGTTGAGCGCGCCGCCGTTGCGCCCGGCGCCGGCGCGGGGGTTGTCTAACCCCGCCGACCCATCCTTGCGCCCCGTTGCCTCGCCCCCCGTCGCCGGTGCCCGGTGCCCGAGGCCGGCGCTCTTTTCCGCCGTGCTCGGTTTTGCCACGTACCGAAACACCGGAAAGAACCGCGACGCGCCGCCGGTGTCCCCGTAGCTAGAAAGGGCATTTTTCCGGCCGCTCCAACCAACAGAAGGCCCGTCTCCGCCTCCATCTCTTATCTTGTTGATATTTCCGCACTGCTTGAACTTGACGACACTCCCGGCTGCCCCGCTCTGCGCGTCCATATCCGCGACCGGACACCCGTCCGCGCACGTCTCCCCGCAGTCGGGACCGTGAGAGAGGAGGAGATGGGGAGGCCATCGGCCGCCGGGATTTGTGATGTCATCGACCGCGCGAATTTGGCCCGCTCCCCATCCCGTCGCACCGTTGCTATTTTCACCCACGTATCTTGAATTTGGAGATGACCGCGCGTTCACTTGCGCGCGCTCTGCTTTTGACGACCATCCAACGCGACAGCCGTCGATGTTCAGCGCCCCGGTCCCGTGTTCGATGCAGTTTCGCGCGATCGTCCCGTCGAGAGGTTTCCTCGCGAGGATCCATCCCTCATACGAAGGCTTGAGCGCGGTGCCCCATCCGGCCCATTGTTTGGCCTCCTCGGTTGCGGGGGTAGGTCCGTCGTGCTCGTGATAGCCTTTCCCGCGAGCCTCTAGCATCCAAGGGCGCGGGTCAATATCAACGCTTGACCCTTTTCCAGCGGTGCTTTTTGGGGTCATCGGCGTTTTCACCTTTTCGCGCTTGGCCCCTAGTGCTCGGTCTATTTGCTTTGATACGTCCATGGATTTTGGAAACCCACGGCCAAACACGTGCATCAACACGTCACGCACCTCCCACCCCGCGTCCTCCACCGCCGTGGCGGTCCAATGCTGCGTGCGAGGTAGCGCCCACACGAGGGCGTGCCCGCCGGGTTTCGTCACGCGCCAGACCTCGCGCATGATCTCGGCGAGCCAATCGATCCAAGCGTCGCGGCCCCCCTTGTCCTTGTCCCAATCCGCACCCATGAACGCGATCCCCGAGGGCGGATCGGTCACCACCGCATCGATCGAGTTGTCGGGCAAGTCTCGCAAGCCGGCGAGACAATCCGAACAGATCACAAGCGCCGACGCGGTCACCGCAAGGACTCCAAGAGGGGCCCGGTGTATTTTTTCGACCAATGCCGGCGACGGTAGCCGGTGTCAAGGTGAACCCGTGATCCTCGCCACGGGCGGTAGAGTCCAAGCCCCAAGGATAGCTCGCGCCCGTGACTGATCCACAACTCCGCCGCGGCCGAGTAAAACGTGGACTCGTTCTCGTGGGTCCGCTTGCGGTTGGGCAGGTCGAGATCGATCGCCCGGAAAAAGAGATGCTGTGACCGTCTCGCCCCGCCGACTTGGCGGTTGAACGGATCGGGGCGGTAGCAGTTCCCCACGATCAAGGGGTGGCCCATCCTCTCGCGCAACCACTCGGCCGCGCGGAGGGTTGGGATGATCCGCGGCCACCATTCGCGCGGGGGCTCGGGCACGGTGATCCCCGCCCTCCTCATGGTCAAGAGTTCGGACGCGGCGAAGTGATCGATCCCCATCGCGACTAGGTAGGCGTCGAGGGTTTCGATCTCGGTTGGGGGTCGGGTGTGAAGGTTGATCATTTCCTTTTGGTCCATTCTGCGACGGTTGAAAAAAACAAAAACAAAACCACAAAGAGGGGAAGCGCCCACCACGGCGGATCGACCCCGTGAAACTGGATCGGGTGAACCGGGATCACGGGGTCGCCCCCCGCTGATATCGGGCCGCCTCGGCCCTCCAAAACATCGCCCGCGCCAAGATCCGATCGCGCTTGCGCTCGGCCCGTCTCGCCCGGCGGCCGTGGAATCTTCGCGCGCGTTTTGTCATGGCCTCGGAGCGCTCGATCTGGCGATGCCTGATCGCGTCGGCCGACAAGATCAGGGCGGCTTGCTCCAACGCGTGGGCGCGTTGCTCCAACGCCCGGCGGCGTTCTTGCGGCTTTCGCTTGTCGAGGGTCACGAGCCCCCGGACGATCCCAAGTCCGAGACGCGCCCACGCCCCGACGGTTACCGGGTCGGTCATGGCAAGCCCTCCGATCTGATCCGGTGATCCTCATTGATCGCCAACATGATCTCGGCCGGGGTATCGGCGGACCCGTAGGATCGCAGGCCGATCCCGTCGTCGGGCCACTCGCGGAGGGCCCAACGCCACACCCGGCCGGTGAGCCAGACAAGATACCGGCCGCCCTTGGCGGTGTACGCCTCGCGCTGAAAACTCCCAAAGTCGATCAGTTCTCGGATCATGATCTCACCTTACCACCCCACGGGATCAACCTCCCGGACTCGTCGCGGGTCGGCGTCGCGTCCTTGCTCCATCGGCGCATGATCACCGCCTCGGCCTTGGGCGGGACGTCGGGGACAAACCGCGCGAACTCCTCGACCATGACCGACACGAGGCGGTCGGCGGCGTCGGCCGCTTGGTCCTCGGGTGCCTCCAAGATAATCTCGTCGTGGATGAAAAACACCGACCGAGTCCCGAACAACGCCGAGCCCGGATCCGTGTGTTGCTCCCGCGCCACACGATAGAGCGCGGCCTTGGCCCCGTCGGCGGCCAAGCCTTGGAAAAAGGAATTACACGCGGCGGTGTAGCTCGCCCGGCCTCGGACCCGGGGGGCGCGGAGTTGTTGGATCCAATGCCCGCCCATCCTTCGATCCTCAAGCCCCGAGACGTGCCGGAAAAACGCGGCCATTTCAGGCCACGCGGTAAGCCACGAGGCCCGCAACTCGGCGGCCCGGCGGGTGTCGATCTCAACCCCGTAACCCTTGGCGATCGCGCAAAACGTCGCCGCCGAACAGCCCCCGGGAAATCCAAAGTTCGCCGCCTTGGCAAGTTGCCGCGCGTCCTTGGCCTCGCGGTCGCCATCGGCGATCAACGCCACGGCGTCGGCGTAGTCCACTCGGAGAATCTGCGATCCGACAAGAGCATGGACGTCGATCCCCCGGTTGAGTGAGTCGGCCAACCTCGACTCGCCGAACAGATCGACGCAAACTTGCGCGAGGGTGTGCAACTCCGCGGCCGAGTAGTCCGCGGCCACGTAGACCCACCCCGGCCGAGGCTTGAAACACTCGCGGATCCCGGGCTCGCGTCGAATGTTTTGGAGGTTCGGACCACTCGACGAGGTCCGCCCCGTCTCCATAAGGATCTCGAACCTCGTTTGGATCGGCTCGGCCGTGCCCTTGGCCAAGGCCGACACCGGCCCGGCGAGGGTGCTTTGGATCTGCCCGTATCGCGCGAAGTCGGCGAGGATTGGATCGCCCGACTCGGCGGCGGTGTCGGTCGTGACCGAGACGCCCACGCCGTCCTCGACCGCGCGGCGGACGATCTCCGCCCGGGACATCCCTCGGGCCTCGTCTTTTTGCGCCTTGGCCGTCAACGGGGCGGACTCGCCCAACACCTCGGCCATCCGACGAACCGCCCCCTTGGGCAGCCGTGAGCCGTCCGCACGGGCGAGACCGGCGGGGACGAGGCGAGATAGCAGCCCCTCGGCCTCGCCTTGTAGGGCGGCGGCTAGGGCCTCCACGCGGGGGCCGTCGGTGCGTACCCCCCAACACGAGATCAAATGCAACGCCCAGTGTGCGCGGACTTGCGCGGCCTCGTCGGTGGCCCACTTGGCGAGGGGCTCTTGCTCGGCGTACACGTCGAGGGTGGCGCGGGCGTCGTCGGTGGCATAGGCCCGCGCGCCCTCGGGCCACTCGTCGATCGGGGTGTCTATCAGCTCGCCGTAGCGCAACCTCCACGTGTCTTTATCCAACGCCCGCCCGAGGTGGCGTTGGGCAAGTCCGGCGAGAGAGTAGGGGCCCGACTTGCGCAGTTTGCCGCCCGCAAGGTCGATCAGTTTTTGCCGGGTTTGGACATCGGAGATCCGCCCCTCCTCAAGCGCTCGCCAGATCACCGGCGCGAGGTCGGGCCACCGCACGATCAACACCGCGAGATCGTAGGGGGCGTTGGCGTAGGTCGATCGCCCCGCCTCGATCGCCGTGCGGACGAATCGATAGGCGGCGGGGTCGGAGTGGTGCAACACCCCGGCCCCGCCTTGGTCGGCCCACGACACGCACACACACCGGGGCGCGAGGCACCCCGGCCGGATCAACTCCGTCTCGGTGTCCAAGGCCGTGAGGGTCACGCCGAGGGGCTCCAATTGTGGACGGTGAAAGCGTTCCCCGCTTTGCTTTCCTTGGGCACGGTGGACAGTGTCACCACCTCACCGGCCAAGGGTTGAGCGTCGGCGAACGATTGCTCCAACGTGGTCCGGTCAATCGCCCGTGCCTCGGGCGACGAGGCGGACAACCCCAAGATCGCGGCGATGAACTGTTTTGCGTTGCTCACCCCGTACCATTTATTGGTCAAGTTGTGGGCCCAACAATAGGACGACCCCACGGCCACCCCGTCGGCGTTGGACTCGATCACCTCATAATCCACGAGGTAATAGACCGCGTCATATTGCTCGCTTTCCTTGAGGCGGATCCGTTGGATCTTGACCTTGTGTTTTCCGGCCTCGGTGATCGTCGGGTTTTTTCCGTCCCCTCCCTCGGCGGGATCGGCGGCGTCGAATTCTTCAAATATCTTGTTCATGGACATGGTCTTTTTCCTTGTGTTTTCGTTTTGTGTTTTCGGTTCATGCCCTACCCGGGCCGGGGGCCGATACCATATCGGCGATCTCTAGTTTTTGAGGTGAGCCCGTGATCGATCCGATATACGCCGCGTCCTTGCGCGCTTGGTCGAGGGTCCGCGCGATCGACGGGTGGCCGATCATGATCTCGATCTCCACCTCGTCGGCGGTCTGCCCGTGGCGGTGGGTCCGCCCGATCAGTTGTTCCCAAGTCTTGCCCGACCCCGGCGGGGTGATCACGAGGTTGCGCGAGAACCGTTGCAAGTTGCGCCCCTCGGCGTTGGCCGTGATCGAGGCGATGATCGGCGTGGTCCCGTCGGCGTCCTCGATCCTCTCGCCGTCGTCGGAGATCCCAAGCCGGTGGAAATACGGCCAACCCGTGATCTCCCGTAGCTTGCGCCCGGTGGCGATGTGTTCGACCCAAACGATCGCGGGGTGGGTCACCCGCAACGCGGCCGAGATCAGGGGCTGATCGGACAGCCACACCGGGATCGTTTTCCCGTCGTAGTCCCCTCGCACCTCGGTCCACCGCGCCCACTCGTGACTCGGCAAGCGCTCGGCCTCGCAAGCGCGCGCGATCTGTAGCTCGGAATCATAGCGTGGATCCTCCTCTTCGAGGATCTCGCGGACGAACCGGGCCCACGCGGATCGGGCCCGCCTCCAATGCTCGGGGGGCTCTGGATCCCACGTATAAAAAAAGCCTTGAACCAAGGTCCGCGCGTGTCGGTGGATGTCGGCGGGGCTCGCCTCGGACCCGTCGGGGTTTCGCTTGCCCCTGATCACGTGGTCGAGTTCGCGGCGTACCTCGTCGGGGATGTCGGGATCGAACGTGGAGATCTGGATCGAGGCGTCGATCCCTTGCCCCGTCGCCGATACCACGCCGGCGGTGTCGCGGATCCGCCGGCCCACACCCTCGCGGATCTCCGAGAGGTCGGACCCGCCCGAGGAGAACACCACGAGAGGACCGGGCAACGTGCGGGCCTCCACGCCCTCGTCCACGGCGGCGGCCCACGTCGCGGCCTCGGTGTGGGTCCAGGGCAACGGGCACGCCTCGCGGCCGTGGGTGATTCTCACGAGATGGTGGAAGTCGAGAAGACTCCGACCCGTGATCGTCCCGGACAAAAACACCGCCCGGGGGTTGGCCTCGGCGCAATATCGCAAGACCCGACGGGTCACGGCGGCGCGGGGGTTTTTGAGTCGGTGGCACTCGTCCGCCATGATCAGATCCGGCGCGAGGTCGGCGAGGTAGTCCGCGCCGGACACCCGGCCGAGTTTTTCATAGCTCACGATCTCGATCTCGGGCACCCTCCAATGCAGCCGCGCGGCCGAGAACTCGCGGCGGGTCTTGTCCCGGAGTTTGGCCGGGACGATCAAGAGGGGGCGATTGGCCTCGGAGACGACCGGGGCCAAGGCCGTGATCAACGTCTTGCCGAACCCCACCGGGGCGGACACGAGGACGCCCGGGGCGTCCGCCACGGCCACGAGGGCGGCGGCTTGGATCGGTCGGAGGGTCTGCGCACCCTCGGCCGTCTTGAGGTGGTCGGTGAGGAGGTCGATCGCCTCGGGGTCGAGGTCGCCCGACGCCCGGGGGAGTCGGGCGATCCGTTCGAGTTCGGGCGACGCTTGGACGGTCGCCACGGCCCGGTCGGAGAACAGCCGATCCACCCGGGCCATGGCCCGGGCTTGGGGGAGGGATGGCCCCCGGGCGATCGCGCCCTCCCGGGCGCGTCGCCGCATGTCCTCGATCCGACTCACCCGGCCAACTCCGCCGGGTCGATCTCCACGATGATCCGCCCGTCGATCCTCATGTAGACCGAGACGAGGCGGCGACCCAAGGGGGCCTCCTCGGGCGGCGTAGGGGCGGCCGTGACGGGCTCGGGCTCGGTGGGGGCCTCGGTGGGGGTGGGCTCTGGCGACCCGTCCAAGAGGGCCTCGGGGGCCTCCGCGGGGGCAACTTCGGCGGGTGCCTCGGAGGGTTGGGCGCCTTGGATCGAACCGATCGCGAGGCGGTGATCGTTCTTTTCGATCACCTCGATCAAATCACCGTCGGCGACCATGCGATCTAGATCTCGCTTAAGGGCGTAGGGGCGATCCTCGGTTGCTTTTTTGCGACTCTTGGCCAGCTCGATCGTGTCTCGGTCCTTGAGGGCGGCGAGGAGCCCGGCCCGGTTGAGGCTCGGGGGCTTGGCCTCGGGCGTCGGAGCGGGGGCGGGCGTCGGAGCGGGGGCGGGCGGCTCGGGTGCCTCGACCTTGGCGGCGTCATGCTCGGGCGAGTTGATCCGCGGGGGGGCCAACTTTTTGGCCTTGGCCGGCTCGGGCTCGGGCTCGGGCTCGGGCTCGGACGCAACCTCAAGGGGTGGCGCGGGCGTCTCGGGGGGGGGGGGGGGGGGGG